TACTAAATTGGATTAAATGAACAAACTATTTAACCCTAACAAATTGCTATTACAGGAACTCAAAGACATTGCATATGCTACACCTTGGCCCTTACGTTGGGCTATGGTGTGGTTTTTGCTATGGATAGAACCTCAATACGTAGACTATAAAGCTAAGAAAGCTGTAGATGACGCTGTTGAAAAGTATAACAAGCTATGTGATTTCTGTGAAGAATGGCGTGACGAGCCTAGCGTTAAAATTATACCTTCTGAAGTAGAAGGTTTAAATGATATGAGTATTTCTTATGACACAGACTCCAACAAAGACCCCACGTGTGATATATAATCAAAATAATCGTCTTACTAACTTTCTAAAAGAAAAAGAAGGGTTTAGACCAGAGCCTTATTTAGACCAAGCGGGGCTACCTACTATAGGTTACGGTACAAGATTCTATGAAGATGGTACAGAGGTAACTATGGATGACCCCGCTATTGATGAAACAAGAGCTACTAACCTTATGAACGGGTATGTTGAAACAGTTGCAAACACTTTACAAGGTATGCCAGGTTTTAACGAGCTTAATCCTAATCAAAAAGACGCTGTAATATCTTTTGGCTACAACTTTGGAGCTAATTTTTACAACGACCAAGATAACTTTGGTATAATATCTGGAGCAATCAAGAAAGGAGACAATAAAGCTATTACAGATGCGTTTCCGTTGTATGTAAATGTAGCAGATGACAACGATCCAAGAGGATATAGTGAGTCACAAGGTCTAGTTAATAGACGTAATGCCGAAGTAGAGATGTTTAATGAAGCATATAAGATAACAAATAAAAAACCTACAAGTATATATGACGGTTATGTCAAACAGAAAACCGAGGAAGAGCTCGACAGCGAAGAATAGCTTAGAAACTCAACTTCATCAAGACTTTAGGTACTTTCTAACTGCTGTTTGGACGCACTTAAACCTACCCGCTCCTACCAGAGCACAACTATGTATCGCTGAATATCTACAAAATGGCCCAAAAAGATTACAAATCCAAGCGTTTCGTGGCGTTGGTAAGTCTTGGATTACTGCTGCATTTGTCCTTTGGACTCTATTCAATAACCCAGATAAAAAGATTATGGTCGTCTCTGCTTCAAAAGATAGAGCAGACTCATTCTCAATCTTCTGTCAAAGATTAATAT